GTGCTGGGTCGAAGAGGCGCAGGCGGTCACCAAGCGCAGCTGGGACATCCTGATCCCGACGATCCGCAAGGGCGGGTCGGAAATCTGGATCACGTTCAACCCGGAGTTGGACACGGACGAGACCTATGTCCGGTTCGTGGCCAATCCGCCGCCCGATGCGTTGGTCGTGCGGATGAACTACAGCGACAACCCGTGGCATGGCGAGGTGCTCGAGAAGGAGCGCGAACACGCCAAGGCCACGATGCTGACGGCCGACTACGAGAACATCTGGGAAGGCAAGTGCAAGCCCGCCGTCACGGGCGCGATCTACGCGGGCGAGGTGGCCGAGGCCATCGCCGCCAACCGGATCGGCGGGAACGTGCCGTACGACCCGGCGTTGAAGGTGCATGTGATCTTCGACCTGGGCTGGAACGACAAGATGGCGCTGATCCTCGCCCAGAAGCAGGTGAGCGAGCTGCGAGTGATCGGCTACATCGAGGACTCGCAGAAGACGCTGGATTGGTACAGCGCCGAACTGAAGGCCAAGCGCTGGAATTGGGGCACGCTGTACCTGCCACACGACGGCGAGCACAAGGACTACAAGACCGGCAAGTCCGCGCAGGAGATTCTGCAGGCGCTGGGCTGGACGGTGGACATCGTGCCGAACGCGCAGGTGGAGCAGGGCATCCGCATCGCCCGCATGGCGTTCCCGCGGGTGTGGTTCGACAAGGGCTGCGATCGGCTGGTGCAGTGCCTGCGCCGCTATCGGCGCGGGGTGCCCACGACAACGGGCGAGCCGGGGAACCCGGTGCATGACGAATGGAGCCACGGCGCGGATGCGTTCCGTTACCTGTGCCTTGTGGCCGACCGCATGAGCAACGAGAGCTTCGGCGTCAAGCTGGAATATCGCAGCATGGGCGTTGTTTAACAGGATGAGACTGTGACCTAGACCGACGACCTGCTGGACGACCAGCCCGCACCTGCCGGCATGACCGATGCCGAGCTGTGCACGCTGATCGACCGCGAATCCAAGGCCAGCATCGGCGTCGAGGACTTTTATGCCCGCGACCGTGAGAAGGCGCTGGCCTTCTACATGGGCGAGGCCAAGGGCGAGCTGGCACCGCCGGACATTGACGGCCGTTCGCGTGTCGTGTCGAAGACGCTGATGGATACGGTCGAGTGGGCCATGCCGTGCCTGATGCGGATGTTTGCGCAGGACGACGTGATCCGCTTTGAGCCGGACCATCCGGACGACGACCAGCACGTCGAGGATGCGTCCGATTACATCGCGCACCTGTTCTACCGCAAGAACAACGGCTTCACGACGCTGCACGACGCCATCAAGTCGGCGCTGCTGTTCCGCATGGGCGTGGTCAAGGTCTACTGTGACCACCGCTGGGAGCATCGGCAGGAGGAATACCGCGGCCTGTCGCAGGTGGAGGTGCAGGCGCTGCAGCAGGACGGCGCGATCGAGGTGCTGTCGGTTGAACAGGACGGCGAACTCCCGCCCGAGCTACTGATGCCAGGCATGCCGCCGGAGATGGCGCAGACCTTCACGGTCATCGCCCGCCGCTCGCAGCAACACAAGGAGTTCAAGTGCGAGGGCGTTCCGCCGGAGGAAATCCGGATCGCCCGTGACTGCCGCAGTATCGAGGACGTGCGGTACATCGCGCATGTGGTGCAGCGCACGAAGTCCGACCTGTTGTCGGAGGGCTGGCCGAAGGAAGAAATCGACCGCCTGAACTCGGACAGCACGTCCGAGGGGGATAACGAGCGCTACGACCGCCACAAGTACGACGGCGGCGGCGTTCCGGCTCCACTGGACGAGGGCGACGACAGCCAGGAGAAGCTGACCGTTACCGAGGCCTACGTGCGCGTGGACTTCGACGGCGACGGCATCGCCGAATACCGCCGCATCCTCAAGGCCGGCGACTACATCCACGAGAACGAGGTCACCGACGACCATCCGTTCGCCCTGTTTACCCCGATCCTGATGCCTTACAAGGTCATCGGCCTGTCGTTCTACGACCTGGTCGAGGACTTGCAGCGCATCTTTACGGCGCTGGACCGGCAGCTGCTGGACAACGCCTACCTCGCCAACAACCCGCGCACTGCTGTCGTTGACGGGCAGGTCAATCTGGATGACCTGCTGAATCCGCGACCGGGCGGCCTGGTGCGGATGAAGTCGCTGGAATCGACCCGCGTCGAGGCGACGCCCTTTGTGGGCAATCAGATCCTCGCTGTGCGCCAGCACTTCGGCCAGGTGCACGACACGCGTTCCGGTGTGACCGAGATGAACTCGGCACTCAACTCCGAATCGCTGGCCAAGGGCAACATCGGCAGCGAGGGCGTTGCCAACCTCATCACGCAGGGCCAGCAGCGCCTGGAGTTGGTGGCGCGCGTGCTGGCCGAGGGTGGTGTCAAGCGCATGTGGCTGCTGCTGCTGAGGAATGTCACGCAGTACCAGGACCGGCCGGCGCAGCTGAAGATCAACGGGCGCTGGCTGCAGATCGACCCGCGCGCGTGGAAGAACCGCTATGACATGACGCTCTCCGTGGGTGTCGGCACGGCGGGCCGGATGCAGAAGCTGCAGGGCCTGCAACTGATCGGCGCTGCGCAGGAAAAGCTGTTCGAAGTCGGCGCGGTGTCCCCGGAAAACGCCTACAACCTCGGCTGCGACGTGGCCAAGGCGTCGGGCGAGCGGCAGACCGACCGCTATTTCACCAAGCCCGATCCGAACAACCCGCCGAACCAAGGCCCGCCCGAAGCGGTGCAGGTCGAGCAGGTCCGCCAGCAGGGCGCGATGCAGTTGGCGCAGGTCAAGGCGCAGGACGACGCGCACGCTCGCCAAGTGCAAGCTCAGGTGGATATCGAGGTCGAACAGGCCAAGCAGCAGGCCCAGGCGGCGCAGAACGCCCATCAGAACGAGCTGGAAGCCGAGCGTGAGCGCTTGAAGCTGCAGAACGAGATGGCGCTCGAGCAGTTCAAGGTCGAGAAGCAGATGGAGTTGGAAGTGGCCAAGGCGCACATCCAGCAGCAGACCGCGATCGAAGTGGCCCGCATCAACGCCGAGGCCAAGATCGCCAGCGCGAAGACGATGGGCGCCAAGGATTCCAGCACGGCGGACGCCAGCGAGCAGTACCAGGAGACGCACGAGCAATGACCCGCGACGAGGCCATCACCCAAATGGCGGCCGTGCTTCAGGCCAAGCACATGGCGAACGTGGAGCAGGCGACCGTAACCGTCTCCGCGCTCGGCGGCACCTTCACTCCGCCGCCGATGCCTGATTTCGTGGCGCAGGCGACCCAGATGATCGACGACCAGGCCGCGGAACTGGCCTACGGAACGATCGTGGCGAGCCTCAATGTCTGATCAGACCGAACGCGACATTCAGCGCGGTGAGCGCGCCCAGTTGCTGCTCCGCGATGAGCTGCTGGTCGAAGCTTTCCAGATCATCGAACAGGACATTTTCGAAAAATGGCAAAACAGCCCAGCACGCGACGAAAAGGGCCGCGAAACCCTATACCTGCAGCAGATCCTGTTGCGCCGCCTGCAAGCGCAGTTGGAGCTGGTGGTGCACACCGGCCAGGTGGCGAAGGCGACGCTGGCGCAGCGGGTGAAGCAAGCCCTACGCGGCTGACATGGGCAGAAATGGCCGCATGGGTGGATGCGCTGGCAGTGCGTGAGCGGCATGACGCGCTGCCGTGCCGGATCACCTTTCCCGGCCATGCGCCCGCGGTGCATCACGGGCCGTTCTACGGCGCTCCGGTGGTCGCGGGCGACGCGGTCAGCGTCCTGATGTCGGACGGCCGCACGATTTCGCCCTAATGGGCATACAAGGCGGGAGCCGAAAGGCCAACCCGAGCAGTGATGAGTGAAGAAATGAGCCAACCGGAAACGGAGCTTGCCGGCGACGCCGAGGCGATGGCCCTCCTGGCCGCCAAGCGTCAGCCCGCCTAGGGCGAAGCGGAAGAGGCGGAAGCCGATCCCGAGCAACCGCAGGAGGAAGACCCCGAGGCCGAGGCTGAAGCCCCGACCGAGGACGAAGATCCCGAAATAGACCTCGGCGACCTAAAGCTCAAAAAGTCCGAGCTGCGCGCCGGGTACATGAAGGACGCAGATTACCGTCGCAAGACGGCCGAAGCCGCAGAAGCCAAGCGTGAAGCGCAGGCTGTGCAGGCCCGCATCCAGCAGGAGCGTAGTCACTACGCCAACCATCTGGACGTGGTGCTCAACAGCCTGCAGACGCAGCTCATCGGTGATCAGGCCGCGCTTGCCAAGCTGGCGCAGGAAGACCCGGCAGCATGGGTCGCCGAAAACGCCAAGTTTCAGCAGCGATACGCCCACTACCAGCAGGCCGTCCACGAACGCCAAGCCCTCGCCCAACGCCAGCAGGCGGACAGCGATGCGCAGCTCGCGGAATACGCGCGTGCGGAACAGGCGGAGCTGGCCAAGAAGTTGCCCGAGTGGCGCGATCCGAAGGTTCGGGAGAAGGAATCAACGGAACTCGCCCAGTACCTAATCCGGCAGGGCTATTCGCAAGACGAACTCGCCAGCCTGCAGGACCACCGCGCGCTGCTGATCGTGCGTGACGCTGCCAACTGGCAGAAGCACCAGGCATCGCTCGCTGCGGCAAAGGCGAAGCAGGCACCTAAAGAACCGGCCAAGCCGCTCAAACCCGGCGCGGCCCACCAAAACCAGCCGTCCAGCACCGCCTATAACGACGCCCTCAAGCGCGCCCGACGAACGGGCAGCGAAGAGGATGCGATGGCGCTCTTGGCGGCACGACGGAGCAAATAAGCAATGGCCATTGTCGCCAATACCTTCACCACGTATTCCGCTATCGGCATGCGTGAAGACCTGTCGGACGTGATCGACAACATCTCGCCGACCGTCACCCCGTTCTACTCGATGCTCAAGAAGGGCAAGTGCGCCTCGCGTTACTTCGAATGGCAGACCGATGCTCTCGCCGCTGCGGCTAACAACGCCCAGCTCGAAGGTGACGACGTGTCCTCGTTTACCGCCGTTACCCCGACCGTGCGCTACGGCAACTATTGCCAGATCAGCACCAAGAACTTCGTGGTGTCGCGCACCGAGAACATCGTGGACAAGGCCGGTCGCGACAAGGAAGTTGATTACCAGACCGTCAAGAAGACCAAGGAGATCAAGCGCGACGCGGAAGTCGCCCTGATCCAGAACCAGACCCTCAACGCGGGTGCGACGGGCACGGCTCGTCAGACGCGCGGCCTGGCGGGCTGGATCCAGCAGGGTTCGGTCGGTGGTGGCACGGGTGCGTTCCCGATCGTGTCGTCCAACACCGCTCCGGTGGCGGGCACGGCGCGTGCCTTCTCCGAAGCGCTGGTGAAGGCAGCCATGCAGACCGCGTACACCGCGGGCGGCCAGCCGACCACGCTGCTGGTGCGTCCGTCCGACAAGGTGATCGCGTCGAGCTTCGCCGGCAACGCGACGCGCTTTGAGAAGGTCGAAAACTCGACCATCACGGGCGCGTTCGACTTCTACGTGACCGACTTCGGCACGCTGAAGATCGTGCCGGACCTGTTCATGGACGCGGCCGCGTACCTGATCGACCCCGACCACGTCTCGCTGAAGACGCTCGACCCGCTGAATCGCTCGCCCCTGGCGAAGACCGGCGACGCCGAGAAGATGTTGCTCACCTGGGAGTACGGCCTCCAGATGGACAACCTCAACGCCCACGCGCAGATCCGTGACCTGACCTAAGCGTGACCTTGGCGGGCTGGCCTTCGGGCTGGCCCGCCTTCTTCTGGAGGATTCATGGCTGTCATTGCTTGCAACAACCCCACCACGGCCAGCGGTAACTGTCCGATTTACCCGGATGGCGGCCTCGCGGTCACTCCGAGCGATACCGACACCTTCAAGCAGGCGGTGGGCATCCAGGTTGGCGGCGCGGGCGCCATTGCCGTCGTTCCGGCCAATGGCAATGCGGCCGTCACCGTGACGCTCCCGGCGGGCGGCATCTGCCCCTTCCGCGTGATTCAGGTGAAGGCCACCGGCACCACCGCAACCTCGATCGTGGCGTTCTACTGATGAAGACGACCGGATTCTGGTAGGAGGGCGATCGGTACATCGAGCGCAACTCGCAGGACATCGAGCCAGTGATCGAGGTCGTCAAGTCGCTGCAGAACGCCAATGCGGTCGGATCGTCGGAAATGCGCCACGCGGCCAAGATTCCGACATCGACCATCGAGAATTACCTGAAGACCAATGGCATCACCTTCCATGAGTTCATGGCCAACCCGGCCCATGCGAAGGCAATGCTCAACGATCCAGCGCTGTCGGGCCTGCGAATCTGGAAGGGACGCGTCTAAGTGATTACCGACTACGATTCGCTGCAGCAGGCCGTC